AGAGGCTTCTCATCAGGACCGGGATAGTCGGTATCGAAAGCATTGTTGAAAATGCTTGCGCCGTCTTCTTCACGCCTCCGAGTAGCCTCAATAGCCAGAGCCGCAGGACGCTTGTTGATGATATTATACCTATCATCATCCCACAGTTTCCTTTCAATCCTAAAGCCTTTCGCCATTTCGGGAAATTCGTAAATCACGTTATAGCCTTGGTACGGCCTATCGTATTCCACGACACCCTCAAAATCAGGGAATTTCCCCAGAGTACCGATACTTACGTCTTCTTCATAAGGATTATCGGTAGTCGTCATGCTGAATAAATCGTTAATCATAGTTGGCTGTTGGTCATAGACTTCATAGAATATCTCACGAAGTCCCGGCTCCAACAGCTTGCCAAAATGTTCTCTACGTGCAACAGCCATTTATTTTTCACCTCTCAATTTAATTAGTTGACTGGTTTAGGTTCCCGACTTGTCAGATAATGCTATGGCACAGGAGTTAAAAACTACAAGTGCATAACCATCATCTTCATGGACCTCCAATACAGTAAGAGGGCCGTCAGTCTCGGATTGATTCACACCAACACCATCACTGGTTATCTGGTAAGCCACACCGACAAGCAAGTCCCCAATAGTACCATTTACAGGTACCTTATAAACATCCCCCGGCTTTATCCACTGCGCCCTTACCGTTTCATCTTGGGCAGAGCCTTCCAGTGTAATAACGGCCGCGTTTTCGTCAGTACCGTCAGCGGGCTCAAGCTCACCAGTAGCATCAAACTTCATGCAAGTCCCCATAGGAATGCTCGCACCTGCGCTGTCGTCTATATCATACTCCCTAACATCAGCGGGCGGTGCGACAGGAGACATACCGCTTAACAAACTTTTTACAAAAGTAAAAGCCATTACTTTTTCACCTCACTATTCAATTTCGCCTAATTCCTTCAGGCGTTGGTAGTACTTATCCAGAGGAATCCTCATCTTCTGTGCCGCTCTCTTCTGAGAGTCGTTTAGGGCAACATTTGGGTCTTCCCCTTTTTGTGGCCCTTCTTCAGAGCCTTCCACCTTACGTCTCTTCTTGAACTGTTGTTTCTTCTTAGTTTGGTTCTCATAATGATCTTTCAGCTTCGGTCTCAGTATCATAGCGGCCGCATCCACAGGGGATATATCCAAGTCTTCGGCCTTTTCTCTGATATCCTCAGCATAATCGTCATACAGTTTACCAAACTCCTGCCTTGCTTTCGCTTCTTCTTGCTTCATAAGGTCCTTCATGTCCTTCTCGGTCAGCATAGTCTTCAGCTCCTTAATCTCCTGCCTCACATCATCGTTAGCAGGAGGCGGAGTAAATTGTTGCGGCTGACCTTGATAGTAGCCGCCCTGCGGTTGCATCTGCTGACCTCTGGCCTGTTGCTGTTGCAGTAACCTCTGTTTAATTTGGGATGGAGACATATTAGCTGCCTGTGAAACAGTCATTCCTGCTTCAATGTACTCCTTTGCCTGTTCCAGAGGTACTCCCAGCTCCTTAGCCATTTTGATTCGCTCTCTTTTGAGTCTCCTCTCTAAAGCCGAATCAAACTCTTCCTGAGTTCTATACTGAAAATCGGAGTCATCTTCTTTGTCTTCCTCCGTTTCCTCACCATAGACCTCTTCCCGTTCTTCCTCTTCGTCTTCAATAACATAACGATCTTTTGTTTCGTCTGTCATGTGTTCCTCCCGTTTTAGGCTCGTCAGCCATAGTGTCCGTTTATAGCTCGTCAGCTTCTAAAATTTTCGTGCCCCGTTTTACGCCCGTCGGCGAGTGTTACTAACCAAAAGGTTTTCTTTGTACCATGGCATTAAGCTTGTTGCGTGCAGGGAACCTTCGTAAGAAAGTATCTCCACTCGCTTTACCGGCAGTGACCGGTCGCTTTTCCATTTCACGGTACTTAGGCTTCTTTCCTTCGCTTTCACTGTACCCACTGTAAAAGACTCGCTTGGTCACTCCGACCACCTCCTTATCGTGTTCTTTCTCCGACCCTTTCGGTGGATTCCTGCATACCTATCATAGCTTCTTCCTGCGCCTGCATACGAGCCATGATTTCTTCCTTATTAGGAAAGTTAGTAACCTCAAGAACAGCCTGACGATCTATAACGCCAAGCTGGTAAAACTCCTTGGCCTGCTCGTAGAGTAAGGCTTGGCTTTGCGGTATGCTTGGTCCAACCTCTACCTCAATGTCAAATTCTGGATACTTAATCTCAGCCATTAACTGCTCCATGTCCACAGGGGGGATCTCGGGTTGTTCCATTCCACCCATTCCACCCATTCCACCCATCATGTCCATGCCGCCCATCATATCCATTCCTGCGGCCGGTCCCTGCATTTCCTGTTGCATCTGGAGCATTCCTTCTGCTTCGGCTATATCCAGTATCCTTTCCTCAAGAGCTTCCCGTACATCCAAAGTAGTAGGTACACTCTGTCCAGCAATCCTTATCATTCGTGGTTCTTCGTAATTATCCAGCATCAGTGCGATTGCTTGCTCTGATAGCTCCCTTATACCTATCTCTAAATGGTTAGCCTTCTCTTTAACCCTCACATTAGCCGCCTCTTGCAGGGCTATGATAGCCGAAGCGGCTCTTACGCCTTCAGGTTGCCTTCCCTGAACCACATCATGGGCTCCGAGTAGCTGTTCCATCCAGAATATAAGACTTTCAAGGTGAGCCGGTATATGTGACGGGATAGGGACCCCCGGAATCCTCTCAACCCCACCATTGTGGGTAAATATGGCACTTCCGGGTACACTATCCAGCATTTCAGCGTCAGACTCGTCTAATCCAGACTCTGACTTGTTTACCAGCCACTGTCCATTAGCCATAAGCCTTGTATTGTCAATGATCTGTGCCTCAAAAGAGTTAATAAGCCTCTGAACAATCTCTGCAAGCTCTATTTCCCCTATACCCCAGAACTCCTTGTCACTGGGGTAGTCAAGAAGCCTTGCAAACGGAAACTTGTTGTGCGGAAATACCGGTGTTCCCTCTTCGTCTCCTTCATCAGCATCATACTTGCCACCAAACACATCAAGAACCACATCACCAGCGAAGTACATAACACAGGTGTTACCGTTCTCATCTCTGAAACCATACTCCATCAGAGTAGCAACCTCTTCTCCTGTGTCTCTATCCCTTCCGCTTAGTGTCTCTGACTCCATCCATTTAGTGTCAGATACTACCAGATGTCCTTTGTTCGGCCACCTTCGCATGATATACTCTAAAGACTTTGGTATCTTTAGAAAATAGTAATCCATATCTTCCACAGTAAATGCCCGTGGGTCAGGATAAAAGTTCATAGGGTGCACTACAGTGTACTTAACATCCCCTAAACCATCGTGAATCTCTGGGTCCCACACTATCTTAAAGATACCCGTTCCATATTTTAACATGTGCAGTACTGCCTCTGGCAGTTTCTCCCCACGCATCCTGTTAAAGTACCACAGGAAATCAAGACCGGCCTGTAGTTTTGTTGCTAACTCCGTATCGTCAGGGCTCTGCCGAGGTAATACCAGCACTTCAGGATTACTGTCCGTCATTCTGGGAACCATAGATTGTATAAGAGCGAAAGTAAAGTTCAACACAGGGGTGGACCGGTCGGGAGACACAACCTCATGCCACTGATGGCTTCTGTATATCTCGTCATACCGCTTCCACTTTCTGTGTAAATGCTCGTTCTTAAAGTCTACTTTAGCTGTATCGGCTAAATTAAATCTCTGGTCAGCTAAATCGAGAAGCTTGTTCTCCTCATCGCTATTATGCTTACGTGTTCCCTCATGTTTAACCTTTTTCTTCTTATCCCTGACCCAAGGTAGTTGTAAAGGCATTATCTAACCACTCCTGTACTCGTATAGTCTCTTCTCCTTCTCTTTCTGCCTTTCTCGTCTTCCACCACAGAAGGATGAACAAAGTCTACTACCTTCCCTTTTGCGGTTCCCTTCTTCTGCGTCGGAAGCTTGTGAGCCTGAACTATGTCAAGCTGGTCAGCCAGAGCGTCTGCCAGGTCATCAAATCCGGCAAACGGAAACTTAACAAGCTCCCAAACAAGACGCTGGACTAAATCATACTCCCCTTCACGCGGACTGCGCTTGATGATACTCCTCGGAGAGTAAAAACCGTTCTTTATTCTTGGAACAAGTCGCAGTATTCTTTCCTCTTTGGTAGTCCTGCTACGCCGTTTAATCTCTTCCACAGCGAATAACCGGCCCCGTTCTCGCATCATTCTCTGAAAATTGTATACATAAGTCTGCTGAAAGCCTACAGATTCGAACCCTATCGGTAACAGAAACTTGCCACGTCTACTGTAATTATCTGCTAAATCGAACAATTTGTCAAGTAATTCGTCTTCTGTCAATTTTTCGTTCAATCCGTCCAAAAAGAACATATTGTTATACTTGTCATACCCACATACAGCCATAGCTGTCCTGTCTGCTTGGTCTTGAATAGACGCCGCCGGGTCAACTGTTATACACACCATGAGATCTGATATATCGTCTAACGGCTCATCCAGCCAGTTTATCCACTCCTTGTGAAATTTTTGGCTTTCCGCAGGTGTTGGATTCAATAAATACTGGGCACCAAACTCGTAAGGACCTTTGGCGTGTAGCAACGCTTCCAGCTCTTTCCTGCCGTATTCTTCGGGGAATATGGGGTTTTCCAGCGTTGTTGGCTTTATGCTTATCATCCATGTCTTATCTTTCTCCGGTTTCTCCTCAATCGGCTCCGGCATGTCTATAATATCCCGAGGAACCCTCATACTTGCCATGCCACCGAATTCCTCTATAATCCATGAGTATAAGTCAACATGAGACCACCGGGTTCCAATTATTACCATATCTCCGTCAGGGTCCAGTAAGTCCAACAAGTCCTTAAAGTACAGTATGGATTTTTCCACCATCTCCTGAGTCCTCACATACTCACGGTTCACTAAGTCGTCAGCTATGATTGTGCTGTAGTGCTGAGAAACCATCGAAGCATCAACCGCACCTGTAGTAATACTTGCCTCACGACCACTCCCCGGTCTAAGGAGTATAAACTCATCTTGCGTATGTCTCGTAATCCAGTCCAGCTTCTCTCCCATGTCAGCCTTATGAAAAGCCGTAGCGTAATTCTTAATCCACCAGTCTCTCCATGCCCACCTGAACTTAGGATTAGTTTTGAAATGAGCCGCTATGGCTCTCATAAACTTTCGGGAGTTCTCCAATTTCACGTTAGTAAGCAAGATATGTTCGTTAGGGTCTCTAATGAGCTTCTGAATACTGAAACTCTCCGTAGCCAGCGTAGACTTGAAGTGCCCACGAGGCCACAGGAGAAGCTTAAAGCGGTATCTTGGTGTATCTATATCAGAAGCCATCTGCCTGTGTATATGGTCCGTGATACGATCATAGCCAAGTAGATACTTTGCCAAATAATGTAAGTCTTCTTTAGACTTTTCTCTCGCTTCTTCCTTAACTACCTCTTCTTCCTTCTCAGATAGCTCAGGAAACGCCCGTATTATCTGGCTCATTCGACAGCTCCCTTCTTCATACGCTCTATAAATGCCTTCTGCACCTTATATTCCGGAGATTGATAGTATTTTACCTTCTTTAAGTCGGGTTTCGGTGGTTTTTCTGTAAAGTGGTCACGTATAATAGACCTTTGAGTTGTATCTGCCCATTTTTCGTGTTTTCCTATCAAATAGTTAATCCAAAGAGTAATAAAGCACCCGCTTATTAAACCAAACGTGTAATATATTAAATACACAGCTACTTTTCCTCCAAACCAGAGCGAACTTTCGATAAAGTAGTCTGAATAAACTCGTTTCTCTCCTCCTCATTCTTAAACGGGGAGTCTCCAAGGTCTACTTTACCGCTCATTTCAACTCTCTGCTTCTCAGAATAGACACCTGTCAGCTCTAAAATCAACTTTCCGTGCTTAAATGAGCCCTGTTTAGCCGCTTCAGTAAAAGTTTTCAGGATTTCAGGCACCTCAGCAGACAAACTGGCCTCCATTACCTCTCTAAAAAGCGTCTTAAAGTCGGGATCTTTAAGCTTTTCACAGACAAAAGCAGGAGAACATCCCGCTTTCTCGGCTATTCCGTGAGCAGTAAGAGAGGTACTTCCACATTCTCCGACCGCTTTTAGTATATTCTTCTCGGTTTTGGTAAGTTCCAAGACAATTTCCTCCTTTTAGATATAGGCTACCTTATTATAATACTAACGGAAAAGGCAAGTTTTGTCAACTTTACTCTTGACAAAAGGCAAAAATAGGGGTATAATAGAGCAAATTAATACAGGAGGTGTAAGTTTGAGTAAAAAGAAGAAAGGTAACAACAAAGATTGGGATGTAGAAAGGGAAATCGAAGAGACGCAAGAACAAGAGACACAGGAGGAACAAAAAGAAATTCCGTTTGACCCTGAGCAACATGGCGTTCCCGGCTTGGATGAGTTCGCTATGCGCCTACAGGTTGAACCAACAGACAAACCTGATGTCGGTCTTGTGCTGTGGTCACGCTCAGGAAGAGTTTACTCACTGATTGACCTGCTTGATGCTCATCTGGCGTGGAGTTCTCAGGCAGTAATTCATGTAACAACTATGCTGGATAACATTAGGAGAGAGTTAAAAGATGAGCTTGATAAGAGGCATGGACTCCCAGCGTCGCCTAACGATCCCAACCGAGACGCTTAGAGCAATCGGTGCAGAACCCGGCGACTTACTGAAGATATACAACTCCCTCACGCCAGAAGGAGACACATCTATTATCCTTGAGAAGTTTCAACCGGGTTGTACCTTTTGTGACGACACCACAGAAGAGTATGTGGAGCTGTATGGAAAGCGCATCTGTCACAACTGTGTAGGTATACTGGAGGGTGATAACGATGTTAAAAGTTGTTAAACCGAAAAGTATAGGTGGAAATAAGCACGAGCCGGTCGAGCCTTTTGAATGTGAAGGATGTATCTGTTTAGGATGTAACTTTGAAGGGGAGTGCTGGTGTCCGTTGACAGGACCACGGAAGACTCCCCCGACAAACTGCGATAACTACAAAAGGAGAGAAAATGAGTGACACAGGAGAAAGAAAAGCATTTTACTGAAATAACCAGAGGTATGAGAGACATATATCTAAAGAAGAATTCTGACTACGGAGACTCTTTTAGCAAAAGTTTAGATGAGTTTGGACAAGTTGCATTTATTGTCAGAGCAAGCGATAAAATGGAAAGAATGAAATCGCTTCATGTCAGGTCACAGGTGGTAGATGATGAGTCATTGGAAGACACTGTAAGAGACCTCGCTAACTACTGTGTTATGTTTCTCATGTGGAAACAGATGGAGGATTACAAGGATAAGAAAGTAAAGGAGAAAAACATAGAGCTACCAGTGACGACCTATACATTCTTAGAGGAGAAATAATTATGATAAGGAAACGTAAAGACGGATATTATGTGTTATCTGAGAAGGGTAAGAAGCTTGGAGGGCCGTATAAAACACGCTCACAGGCGGAAAAAAGGCTTCGTCAGGTAGAGTTTTTTAAATCTAAAAAGTCTTGACAGAAAGCCTCCAAAATAGTATAATCAAATTGCGTATCCCTCCTTTCATAGATAGACATTGAGGGTCTCACAACGGGACCCTCGCCCTCTTTAAAGGGATGCGTTACCAAAATTTTGGAGGTGATGTGCCTATGACTTGCCCCGATTGCGGAGCCCCGATGATTCCACAGGAAGGTTGTAATTTATGTCCGGCTTGCGGTTATTCAAAATGTAGTTAATAAGGAGGTGATAATGTGAAGAAAATCCTAATTATCGGTTTAGTAGTAGTAATGCTGGTTGCGTTTGCAGGTGTTACTCTGGCTCATCCTCACGGTGGCCCGCCGGGTCAGGCTAAAGAAAGGGTGCATCCGCTTGGTGGCCCTCCCGGTCAAGACCCTGAAACTAACCGTCCTCCGGGATGGGATATTGGAGAGAAGCTTGGTTGGGTGGTTGAAGAAACTGCCTTTATTGACGAGGAAGCTGAGTTGGAAGAAGGAGTATACCTGTATGTAGGTGAGTATGGAAATGAATACTATGTTTACATAGTTGAAGGAGAAGAAGGCGAAGAAGTACTAATCTACGATGCTGAAGGTGAAGTTGATGGTTATTTTGATGAAGATGATAACTTGATTGTCAGCTTCTCGGTAAACATTCCACCCGGATTGTGGAAACGACTGAATCGGTAGGTGTTTTAAGAGGATAACAACACCCTGCGGATGTTTGACCCCGGCCCCTGCCTGTAGGTGCTGTGCACAGTGAGCCGATAATCGGGCGGGGAGGCCACCGGGTTAGCTTGATAACATACAATGAGTAAGTATTAAGCACCTTAACGCCCCTCCTTAATGGAAGGGCGTTTCTTTATGGAAAAAACTGGAAGAGGATTTTCAAAAATAAAAAAATTTGGTAGAGCCACACTCTATGCCGCCGCTTGGAAATCTTGGCGCCCGACCGGGGGGGTTATTGTCAGTATAGTCGACAAAACAGACGATATTATCAATTCGACCGATAATTTGTGAAATAAGACGAAAAAAGAAAAAAATCCTATTTTAAAATAAATTGATAGTTCTACCGGGCATTACCCTTACTTAAAGGTTTGGCGAAACATTCGACACAAAATGTTAAGATAATTTAATATAA